TTAATATCCGTGTTCTTTTCTATATTCCTCAGGATCAATCCCGAAGTGCTTTAATTCTTCGTCTTCTGCCCATGAGTTTCTCCTGGTTCCGTGAAAACCGTCCCAATCGTTAGCATGAGATTCCATGTAATTATCAATCTCTTTTTTATGTTCTAAATAGTATTTACTAGGCTTACTTTGAGTAGGACACACTTTAAATAGAATAAGTAAAACAACCACGATAACTATAATCCAAAATTGATTTGATTCACTAGGCCCCTTAGATACCATATGTATTCACTCCTCATAAGCTTAAAATCTATTTAAAGCTTTCTATAAAATATTAACATTAATAAATTTAAAAAGCACGTGTTTTATGAGGTTAAACCTTGATACTGCAGTACACCATCCTGGTCCGGCGTCAGCGTCACTGGCTCGGTTATCATCTTTCCATCAACGCCCACGGCATAGATCTTCCCAGAAACCTCAATCAGCTGTGATTTGCACATAGCCCCGTCCGGTCCCAAATAATACCATGCACTGTTATACTGATACCAGGTATTGGTGACCATAATACCTGCAGCATTGAACCAATACCACTTGTCCTGATCCTTTACCCAGTCATTACGGACCGGTAGACCGGTATTACCATTGTAGTACATCCAGCCATCTGCGACCTGTATCCAGCCGGATGATTTCTTAACCCCTATTCCCATCAATGCCGCCTTGAACGCCTCCCAGGTATGCTGCGTATGATTGTAGACAAAAGGATTCGGGCAGATCTTCCCGGTCACGTCATAGTGCCGGATCACATGATCTGCAGGTACGTTATACTTCGCCATGAGCTCCTTGGTTAATTCAATGGCTGCCAGCACTGTTGCATCTTCGAAATACCAGTCCCGGCTGGTGTCTGCTTTGTTGCCTTTATTCCGGACACACATTTCAATACCAATGCTGTTCGCATTCCTGCATTCAGGATGTACATACTTTTTCGCACCACAGTGCCAGGCGATGTTTTTAACCTCAACAGACTGCCACACTGATCCATCAAAATCAACATAATAATGTGCACTGGCGCTCCGATCGGCACCGGCATACCATTTACAGTTAGCCTCAGCTCCGCCAGTCGCTCCAACATAATGGATAACGATATACTTGATACGATCTACAGTGCCCTCATTATGGTTAAATGGTGTAAGTAATTTATTAATCTGCATATTTTTTCCTCCAATCGAAAAAGGGCCCAGAATTATCCTAGGCCCATAAAGTTGCAATGTCACAACCGTTGCGACGGGCGCAACAGCTTAAGTGTTATCCGGCAGCTCGTCCGTGTACTGTGTAAGAAACTTCTTCACTGTCTCCCACAACCGTTTCACCGGAAGCCCGCACAGAGTCATATTTTTAAGAATACTCACCAGCTCATAAGCTATGTACAGTAGTCCGAAGAACTCCGCCACTCCGATGGCATTAACCGGCAGATAAGATCGGACTACTTCCGGAATGAAGCCGATCAGATTAAGGTGTACAATCCGATCAAGTATTAGTAGGAACGCCAGGGACGCTACCATGGAGATTTTCCGGATCGCACCATCAATGCCGAAACAACTGTTAAATTCATGCTCCTTAATCGCTCTGATGCAGCCGAAGCAAGTATCCATGACTACTGCCAAAATAACCAGTTTAATAATCGAGCTTCCCCATGCCAGGGCAAGCAGTTCTGTAATTCTATCCATTTCCATTATCCTCACTCTTTCTCATATTCTTTTCCTGTAATCTCCTGGTACTCAGCTGCAGTGATCCATTTATCTACTGCATTAACCACCCAGCTTAAGGGCCATAATTTAGCATCATAAAATCGCTTTACCTTTTCAAAGTTTTTACTCATGATCACACCTCCGCCGTTACGTTATTAATCATCTGCAGATAGGCTACCTTTGCAGTTAAGCCATTGATCTCCTCTGCCTGTGACTGTATCTTATCCTGAATGTTTGGTGTCCGGTACTCAACGATCACCACGTCTTCCAGAGCTTCCACGTTGCTGAATATTGGATTTCCCTCATCATCAGTCCCGGCCTGCTTCTGCTCAATCCGTACAGGAAAATCATTTTTCAATTCCACTCTCCCGGTATAGATCAGATCTTTACGCTGCCACTCTTCTACTCCGTCAGCTGTGTACTTTGTGATGGTACTGTTGGCAGTAAGATTTTTATGTATATCATTGATTATATTTGATTCGATAATAATGGCTACCGTTGCCACTCCACCGTCAGACAGATGGAGACTACAACTACCATTTGCAATGTTGTAGGTTACCTCACCCACTTTGATTGTTTCGTTATTCATATTAAGACCTCCTTATGAGTTTGTTATATACGTGGTAGTGAAATTCATTGACCAGCCTGAATTACCCGGTAGGTTTATTGCTGGTATAAAATACAACACTGGATCACCGCTATTAATATTTAAATAGCATGATCTTGTCCTATACACATCATCTACCGCCATAGCAATATATGGTGTATCAACTGGAGCAGGTAATCCACGTAAAGTATAGACTGTTCCTGCTGTTAGGTCTTGTGTTAATACGACTCTAATAGATACTACAATCTGAGCATATCCAGACATATTTCCAATTCTTCGGTATCCACCAGAAATGGTACCCCAGGTACATGATAATCCAGAAGTAATTAAACCGGATATCTGTGTTCCATTTGAATTTATTATTATACCACCACTGTCTTGAAAAAATTTCTTGGTTGCAGATATGCTGGCAGAATAATATGTGAACATTGACCCTGTTTCAACAGCGACACCAGTGGTAAGCCCACTACCAGCCAGTGAAAAGATATATACTCTTGATAAGGTGTGTATTCGCACCCCCATATTACTGTTGCCTGTTATTGTAGTAACACCGGACATATATGCACTACTGCTTCGTGCAATAATCATCGAATAATTAACACCAAGTGTTGTAACCGATTTACTACTTGTAGTTGTTATGTTGATTTCGCCCCAAGCATTTAAATTACTATTGTTAGTTACGGTTAGGGAACTTACTGACAGTTCCTTCACCCCACCAGTGGAATTAATTATTATGAACGATCCAGATATCGTGACATGCCCAACAGTCACATTGCCACTCAATAACAACATTAATGTTCCATTATTACCGAAATTAAGTATATCTAAATCTTCATTATATGTGCCACCAGCAACGGTTATCGTAGCGGTGTTTGATCCTAAATCTTTTGGTAATATATCTATTGCATATTGTATATTCCTAAATGGTCTTGTAATCGTACCGTCACCAGTTGTATCTGATCCGGTATTAGACACATAGATATTGGTATCTGCCGTAAGAGGTCTTATGCTCTTGATAAACGTCAGCACTTTTCCGAAAAACCTCTTAACACTCTCACCCGCAGCCGGTACCGGATACTTATCCTCTACAGTATCCAGAGTTTCAATGACGGTTTCAGAGATATCCCCGTCTCTGGTAACCAGACTTTTTGGATTAAGATAAGCAGTTACTGTTTCCACAGATCCTACTTTTACAATAAGTGTCATTTCAACAAATTTAGAAATAGCGCTGTCTTCAGCATATACATATTGTGGGTCCTTTGTTAAGTCCAGGTACGCATACAGGATCTCTCCTTCGTCTGGATCCGTAGCAAAGAGCCCTGTTTCCGTAATAGTAAATCCCGTTTCAACTCCCACGGAGCTGATCTGCATAATAATAGAAGCTTCGTCTGTAGAAGAACTGCAGGATGAAATTGATCCATCCATTTTATAGCTACTTAGATCTGTCATATTTTTTGGATCATATCCTGCTGGTATGGACCCTGTTCCTACGGATGCCCTGGTAAAAGTCAGTACCGTACCAGACGCCACCAGCTTGGCAATTAGCTGCAAGCCTTTTGTAGTTATTACTGTTCCTGCCATTATAGCCTCCTTATTCATATTTTAATAATTAATTTCATTAGAAATCTCAGGTTTTACGTGAATTCGTACATGCTGGAACGTTGGAGTGGCTACATACAACTTAACACTACCACCTGAATATGTTTGATAGAAGATCCGCAGGCCTATACCTGCGGATTTGATTCTGGACATTAATCCGACAATCACCGGCGCCACTCTTTTACGCTCCTCGTCAAGCTTATCCTCGTCAATGTAAAGATAAATTTTAGAGGGGTATACTTCTTCGGCTTTCACATCCGCAGGATCCACATTAAATAAAGACGCAGCAGATACGATGACAGTGTCTAGATTCCCCGCAGCAAGCATAGCTATGATTTTAACCTTTATCATAATCCGATAGATCTCATCACTTGATTCACCCCGAGCAACTCCGAAGTCAGCCCCATATCGGTTTAAGGTAGCCCCTCTCATTGCATCTAAATCATCCCAAAGTCTAACTCGTTCAGTATGATCTTTTAAAATGTCAAATCCCCAGCCTGCCAGGAAGAAGAGTTTCCCTACATTAGTTACAGGCTTTTCTCCAGCTTCCAGATTGACCACGTCTGAACGGTTGTAGGCGCTTGTTAGCATTTTAAGCATTTTAACAGCAAAGCTCATGTAATGATCACCGCCTCCATATCTGTAAGGGCTTTCTGGCGGTAACCAACAGCAATGTTTTCTTTTACATAATTAATACCGTCAGAACTAATTGCAAGGTCGAAGTCGGAAACACCTAAAACCGAGTTAATTATGCCTGGCAACTTGATATAAACCACACTAACACCAATATTCAACCCTCCCGATGTAGAATCCCCGATATATTCAAGCAGCGCCTCTTTTATAGCACCGTTACCAGGAAACTCCTTAGTTGTCTTAAGGTTGGTTATCCGGATCCATATTCTTCGCGGGCTCGGCCTGGAAAACCGGATCTTCATCGTCTGGCCAGAAGCCGTCAATACATCAATTGCTGTACTTCCTAAAGTTTGTATCCCAGCCGCCCGCCTTGCGTAGATCGCTTGGGCTACAGCCTCATCAAGACCCCCATATACAACGGCCTCCATGCTATGCGCCGGCAGGTTATAAATTTCGTCAAATACATCTTGATCATTCTCGTATATATAAGCGGACGACACCCCCTCCACGTCGTTCAGCAGAGCAGCCCGAATTGCATCGGCATTAACACCGCCGGCATAATCTACGGATTTATAATATCTGTCCCTAAAGGCAGTATCCGTTTCATTCTCCCTGCCACCAGTAATCTCAGACTTGTTATAAACGTCCGTTATTCCTGATACGGATGAAGGATTAACAATAACCAGAACAGTACCAGCGTCAGTGTTGTATTCAGTTCCCGTCTTAACCGCTTTTATAATAGCTAACACGGAGCCTCCGGTCCCAATGGTTACGGCAGACGTGACAACATATTGCAGTCCGCCATTGGTAGACACCAGAAAACCCGCCGGAATTCTTGTGCCTGGTGTGCCAGATATAGTAATATAGCCAGTTGCCTTACCCTCAGGTAAAACCTGCATTCCTATATTCCTGCCTAAGCTATATAAGCTGGTCCCTGCAGCGGTATCTACAAAGCGGCTATTGTAAATATCTTCCAGGCACGCCCATAGGATATTCCAGACCCAGGCTATGATACGCAGAAACAGCCCTAGGGGAGATCTGACTGTAAGATTCACAGAATCCCCATATAACTCTCTTGCTTTGTACTCCAAGGCATTCAGCAGCGTTGTGTAAGTAGGGCGATTAAAACCTTTTTCAGTCAGCCCCCAGTTGTCTGTGCTTGAATCATTATTCAACCTGTATTCACCTCCATATTAACTACAGTTCCATTGTCAAGTTGACCAGTGAAGGAAATATTCAACTTCCGATTATTGTCTCTCTCAATACTTAGCTTTTCTAAGACGCCCATATTGTCCTCTTGAAAAATTGCTTCCCGGATTATTTCTTCAGACGTATCTTCGTCGGCCTGCTCAACCAATAAGGCGTTATAATCCGTTCCGTGATCCGGGACTAAAACAAAATCGCCCTTCCACGCTTCCAAAGCCATGCGAATATTTTGGACACTGGTTGCGTCCCCCTCTGTTGTTTTAAGAAATCCGTCATTATCAAAAGCCAGATCCTTTGTATCCGGATCTATCTTCCATGTAATATTTGTCATGGTCCTCCTTTCATAACCCAGGAGTGAGAACACCGACAAAGACGGCATCATCCCCCGAGTGGAGCCTTACCGAAGTAGGTTGGCTTTCAGCACCCGAGGAAATGGCACTGTCACTATCCAAATCCAAGTAAACCACCACACCAAGATCTCCAGCTCTTATATTTGGCTTAAGTACCACGTCGTCTGCTACCATTGGCACATAGACTACTTTTACAGACAGTATTGGCGGAGGAGAGACATAGGTCCCAGATATATTCCTTTTGACTAAAGGCTTCACATCAACCGTCATTTTATCTTTATTAAACGCAGTTACCTGGACCAGATCTGCGACCTTTATATTCTGCAGTATCCTACGTTCGTTTGCTTCTATATTAGATAGCTCTCTATCTTTTCTCATGATCTCTCCCTATTTTGCCAATTTAAACTCTATCTCAGTCAACCAGTTTCCTGTAGGTGACCCTTTATGCTTACCGCTTACAATTATGTATTTCCCGTTTAGATCCTTAGACTGAATCTGCACCAGATCACCCGGAGCAAGGCGGTAATTTAAAAGGCATTGACGCTTCCATGTTTTTTCCTCTGCCTTTTTCGCCTCGGTTGAAGAACCACTTGTCTGCTGAGAAGCTGTTGCTGTTGTATCGGAATCGTCCGAAGACATTAAAAGACCACTATCAGGAGTCAGGAGATACCCCTTTGAGACTCCGTCTGCAGGGTTATTAATAATAATTTGGTTATTCCGGATCAGGAGCCGGGACTTGCATTCACTGACAACTATATCTGTCAGAACATCCTTAAGCTTTCCGGAGCATATTCGCCCGCGCGGGTACTCAACCTTTTCTACCAGTTCAAAGATTCCTATTTCCAGACCAAATATATTGAGCAAATCTCTTACAATATCTTCAGCGGTAGCCCCTGCCATATAGGTCTTATTAACCTGAGTTTTAATCCACTGATCAAGTGCTGCGGTTGCTGTGATCTTTGTCTGCCAATCTACGCCGTTTTGCTTATGGCTGACCGCAGCTACCTGGCCAACAAATAGCACACCCATATCGTCCTGGTACCCAGCGTTTAATATAACGATCTGGCCCTTTTGAATCCCCGCCCGGGAAGTGGCGCTCAAGTTATTTATGGTAAATGTTGCTGTCACCAGCTGATCTGAGTCGTAAAAAGGAACCTCAAACTCAAAATAGAATCCATCGTCCATGTCATATCTAAGCGGTCCCACCTGTATAGTGGCAGACCTCAGGAAAAAAGCCATTAGTCAGCTCTCCTTTCATGAAGGTATAGTTGAACCTTTGTTCCAAAATTCTCAAATGTCACGTCCCCAACTTCTCCGGTCAAGCAGTAAGGGACAATTACTGGAATTGGAAACTCAGCGTCCTCGATTCCGGAAAACATAGGTCTTCCGTACCTGACGGGATTTCCGTAGCAGAGTACCTCTCCGGTAGCTGAAAGGGAAAGGTCTATTGTGAAAAAGCCTCCTCCGTCGTTGTACTTGACTGCCATTGTATAGGTGCGGTCATCAAGTTTAACAGAAAAGGTGTAAGGTACCTTTGACGAATCAATGGGTATGTATTCCACTTCATAGGTTAGTCCCATAAGTTCTGAATTATCAATCATCACTCCTCCTACACGCCATTATGACTTGCGGTCTTTCGCTGAGCTGGTCCGGAGCTACTCTTGCCACCATAAGAATTTACATAAGCTGCATAAGAGCTCTGGCTGATCTGCTGGCTCACTGTAGTCTTAAGTCCTGCAGCCTTTACTGCAGCTGCCTGGGAATCACCTTTCTTTTTCCCAGAATCCTGTTGACTCATAAGCGCCGTCTGTCCAAGCTCAACGTATTGACCAGAAACTATATTTGCTTTTTGAAGGGTAGCAGTAAATTGAAACCCTTTTTTATTTGAAGAACTGTTTTTGATCTGCAGATTAATAATTACATAATTGGAAACACGGATCTTGCCAGTGTAGGTGACAAGATCCCTTTGCTTATGCATTGATTCCAGGCGTTCCTTAAATATATTATGATTTTTTATTACCACACCGGTAATCTGCAGCTGCTCTGGATTAAGATAAACGTGATCCTCAATAGAGCTGCCCGATTCTATGGCGTTTGAAGTCATCTTACTACTTCGGGTTAGAACTTCCTGGGTGATTGTGCCGGTACCTGGATCAAACTTTACAGACCCCGTTGTTAAACCGGTTAATGTGTATGACACTTTTCCTACCTCCCTTAAACGTTTCCTTGCTGAATCGCCATATTCATATAATGATCCTCCTGCATTTCTCGCCATAATTCTCTGATTGTCTGCTTTATTTCAGCTTGTAATGAGGCCGTAGTTTCCGGAGCAACATTCCCGCTTATCTCTATTTTTACTTCCGGATTAAACTGTGTCGTATTGGATACATTTTGAGATCGACTGTTATTGATTATCTGCTCGCTTTTATCTGCAGGAATAATAGTGGAGCCGGACGGCAGGTAAGCCATTTCTCCACCGCGCTCATTAATGTGCGTCCATCCACCCTGAAAGTTATTGGTACCTTCTGCATTATGTGGAATATTGGTGCCTGTCTTAGAAGATCCTCCACCACCAAAAACACCGCCCACTTTATCCAGAATAGATCCAAGTCCACCGGCTGCCCATTCTACAATTTTCCCGAGGAACCCCACAACCTTTGATAGCACCTCGGCAATAGTCGTTACTATTGGTGAGATGATCTGTAAGATCGGAGGAATCAGTTTAAGCCCTGCAGACAACGCTGGCAGTATTGCATTTGCTATACTTTCAATGCTCGGCATTAAGGGGGCTATAACGTCCTCGCTAAAAGTCCTGAATATTGTAACCAGAGGAGGAACTACTGTTGTTGCAATATTGGCTATAATCCTGGACAATGGCGGCAGTATGGTCTGTGCAAGAGATCCAAAGGTCTGAATAATTGGCATTATGGCACTGGCTAACGGAGGCAGGGCAGTCGTGGCAAGTTCCATAATAACGCTTCCCAAGGGTGCCACCGACGTGAATAATTCTCCCACCGTCTGCACCAAGCCCGGGATCGCAGATGTAGCAAGTCCCATAATAACAGGCATTCCAGCACTTAAACCATTACTAAGCATATCAACCAGACCAAGTAAAGCAGGTTCGATTTGCGGCCAGGCTTTTAAAATGCTGTCAGTCAGATTGGTGAAAACGGGAGCAAACTTGTCTCCTGCAGAAGTGAGGAAATCAGTCCAAATCCCTTTTAGGCTCTTAATGCCATTGGAATACCCCTCCTGTTTTTTAGCAGCAGCTTCCTGAATTCCTGTGCTGTTTTGTAGAAGTGCATTCATCCTTACCTGGGCCATGGCAGCATCGTCTAAGCTGTCAATATTGCTCCCGAGCCCCATAGACATGGCTGTCTGTTTTAGTACGGTGTCGTTTATCTGGATACCATACTCGCTAAGAGCTGAAGTATTGCCTTTAATATAATCCTGGACAACTCCCAGGGCTTCTGCGTCGTCCATTTTAAAGGCCGATCCAAGATCATAGGCCATTGATGTGGTAACCTTTGAAAGATCATCGGCTGCCTTACCCGTAATTCCAAGTTCGCCATACATAGATTTATTTGATACTAAAAAACCTTGTACCTCAGTATTACTACGATGAATTGAACTTGAGAAATTATCGGCCCATTCTTGGACTCCACTATCCGCAGAGAATACGGCCCCAAACTTGGCTCCGGTCTGCTCTGACTGCTTACCGGCTTCCAATACTGCCGCGCCGAAATTCTTAGCTGCTTCAATACCAGCCTTTACGATCTCAATAGCTGCCGATATTGCAAAAAAGGACTTCACAGCAGATCCGATAGAATCTTTTATCTTACTACCGGCCGACTCCCCGTCCTTTCCCATTCCTTTTAAATCGTCGCCGGCTTTATCTGCAGTATCACCTGTTTTATCAAGTTTGGATACTGCCCTATCAAGGGCTGATGATAGCTTACTCTTTATCGTTTGAATAGGATGGGAAAATGCTTCCTTCATACTTGACGTGCCCGATTTTACGGTACTGCCAAATTGCTCTACTTGTTTTCCTGCATAGCCATAAGCACCTTGAATGCCACCCTTTATGGTCTTTGATAAGGAATCTGTATCTTTCATAGCGGAGCTACTTGATTTAAGTATCGCTTCACGAAAACTACCGGCCTGGGCACCTATTTCTCTGTAGGATCTTCGTACACCTCCTCCTGCATTAGCAACATCATTTAAAGCGTCTTCTGCAGCTTCTGCAGATCCAGTAGCCTGATTCATTCCTGCCGCTACCGCGCCTGCTCCTTTTGCAGCTTCACTACCTAAATCTCTTACAGCCTGTCTCGCATCAAGCAGCTCTTCCCGGGTCTTTTCCACCTCATTGGTGGCCGAATCCCCAAACTTATTAAATTCTCTGCGGGCATCTCTGACTGAGTCCTGAACCCTGTCGCCTGAGTCTGTAAGATCTCCCATGGCATTGAGGACTTTACGGCTTGCGTCTTTTGTATCTTCCAGCCCTCTTGATGCAAGACCGGCACTTTTGGCAGATTCACTCCCAAAGGATTCAGCACTCTTTTCAAGGGAAAGGAATCCGCTTTTAATTCCATTAACGGCGTCCAGGGCATCGGTCAATCGGGAAAGGGAATCAGCCAGACCAAACTGTATCCCCATGGTTAGATTCCGCTGATCCTCCATATTTCATCCCTCCAATCCGGAAGAAAGAGAGCGAATCCTTTTAAAGGGTCCCCTCTCTGCATTTCAAACGGTCCATATAATTTAGATATGCTTCCCTTGCTTCGTAAAACTCCGCCATGTCCATGGCTTTCCATTCTGAATAAGATATCTTACTGGTTGCGAAAACCAGTGTCCAAAATTCATCATGTTTCCTGGCTCTGCATTGAGCCGTTCCCTCATCAGCTTCGCTTTCTAAGAAAGTTTTCAATCTCGGTCAACAGTCTTTCAGCTGTCTCGATGTCTTCCTTCTCATCAAAATATTTCATACCGTCTGTACTTACCTCTTTCGGGGCAATTACTACCCCTTTAAACAATCCATCCATATAATCTGCAGTACGACGCTTTCCGCCGGTCATACCGCAGGAATCGTTTAGATCCAGATACCAGGTAGGTGAAACCCCCTGCAGTTCATAATTTACTCCGTTGATTATTACTTCTTTTCTCTTTGCCATATACTTTCTATAACCCCTTTCTGATAAACCCTTAGGTCTTTGTGGCCACGCACTTGACATGGCACTTACCGGATCTGAAGATTCGGCACAAAAATATTTACAGTTACAGTGCTGGTATTCTTTCCTCGTGCCAAATCTGGCATCTTTGTAATCCTGCACTTCTGAGCACTGACACTAATTGAGTCGTCATCATTAGCATCAGAAATGGAAACGGAAAACTGCTTCCGATTTGCGGCCAGATTTCTAAGCATCGGCAACGAAGAAGAGGTCCCTTGAAGGGTGATTGCAATTGTCCCGCTTTCATTGGCGTTCTCCTCGTAGACCACATCTCCCTGGCACCCCACGTTTGGTGTGACGGCGTCTTCACTTTTGGACACTGTAAATAGCCCGTCACCTGCAAAGCCGGTCAAGATGGAGCCGTTCACATTGACATTAACTTTTCTTGAATCATATCCAGTTACACTCATATATGGTTACCTCCTTAACTCAATGTAGCTTTTAAAATTCCGGATACTTTAACTCCGTGTACGGCACCGCCGAGCTGGGCCTCCCACTTAATATCAGGCATTGTCCGGGCACTTGCCTGTGCATCTGTCGCCTCGGATCTCTTAGGCACTGATACTGTGTAAATTCCTGCACCAGATTCCGGATTCTCTGCAATAATGGAATACCCGGTTGCTTCGTTAAGAGTTTCAAAGACTCCTGCGGCAACAATTGCAAAGCCTGCATCCGTATAGGGAATATTGGCATTGCTCATAAAAATATCATAGAGCTTAGATCGCATAGTGAGCGCGATCCAGTCAGCCCCAATTACAGCATCAATCCATTCACCGTTCATACATGTTCCGTTTTTCAAATAATTCTTTTTGTATTCATTCGTCACATAGTTGATATTATTTGTTTCGAGCCCTGTAACTTCTGATTCAGTCAGTACCGGTACGGATAACCCGGCGGGAAGTTTAAACTTCCATGTCACAGACTGTGGGTACCATGGGCCAACAGCTCCTACCCAAGCAGCATCCGCCTGCTCTTCAAGATCCTCTGTGTAGACCAATACCGTCCTGGCATTTTTAGAGGCATACGCTTTATTAGTCGTTTGAGCAAAATAAAGCTTTCTGTGATCCTCTACACCCGCTGTGAGCTCCGCCACACTGGGCTCGCTTTCTTCTGCAAATTTACCCAGCGCCTTAACATAGGCATCATCACTTTTATCCGTCATAAATATATACCAGTCATTATTAATCTGCTGATAGGCCTTAAGCGCTGTCACGAGTGCTGCAGGGGTTTCCGGAGAAGCAAAACCCACTGTCGTAACCTTACGAACCAGCGAAGCTGGTGTCGGGATCGCTTTTCCCTGATTGAACAGTGCCGCTCCTTTTAAATAAATATCACTTGACTTGGTCCAATCCTTTTCTATATCTTCTAAAGAAGTATATGTCTTAGCGGGTTTTTCACCTGTCGTTGATATTAAGAGAATGTCCAAAGTATCGGCTGCATTGGCCCGAACTTCCAGGCTTACAGCCACCACCACATCTTTACTCATTGTTGTCTCCTTTCTTTATTGCCGCGGCTTCCACCCCTGCAACGGTCATTTCATCAGTCCTTACATACCTTATTACCACATCAAAGCCATACCGCCTCGCTTCTTCGTCCACCTGCAAGAAGGATCGTTCCTGTACATTAGCTATGTCAACTACAGTAAGACCCTTTCCGGATATATACTCATAACCTGTATGTAAAAACCAGCCTTGCGCCTTTTCTGCCAGATCAAGAGCCTCATCTTCTCCTAATACAAAACCGTCTTTTGTTTGACGGTCCATACTGCATACTGTGAAAGAAAAAGTACATGTCGGTTGCTCGTACCTAGTCACTTTCACTGTACCAGCCGTATCTAATGTAGACTGCAAATCTCCAGTGCCACCTTCCGGTATGTAGGGAGCCGTTACGGAATAGATGATAAAGGGAAGCTCCATTTCCGGATTAAGCTGATTACTTAAAACCACAAACAGCCCCGTATATTCATAAAGCCCTGAAACAATTAGATTCCTTACTTCTTTAAACTTCATCGCTTGGCAGCCGCCCCCTTTCGTTCTATGAGATAACGCTTCATCGGGTGGAGAGTGTTGTGTCCCAATTCCTGGGTAATCGTGTACACTTCTCCATCAGAGTCTTCCACCCTTGCACCAATCTGCAGGATATGCCCGTTGGTGTATATCTTTTCAGAATACTGTATAACAGTACCCCCAGTGTCACGTATAAGATCCTTATCATTTACAGGCAACACCACTCCCTTAAACTGTACCTTTTTATCTTCTCCTGGTAACCACTGCCCGCCATTCTCCTGACTGAATCCGGATCCAGATTGTATCTCATACATATCATGGAGCAGACCCTGGGGAATCATTGGCTGAGCATAAGTAAAACTACCCATATTAACTGCCTCCTTCGATTCTATAGGTGATGGAGTTTCTAAGTCGGCCAGTTTCCACCAGGGGATTACCCGGCCAGTTTGATGTGGACTTAGTCACTCGACCTTTCCCCTTGAAGTTAAATGGTGAATTCATGTAAGTCTGTATAATTCCTACGATTGCCATACCAATATGATTTGCTGCCTTATCTGCATCCCACGAGTCGAATATAATACCTTTAAGAGCCTGGGCCGTAATATCTTCAATCGCCTTCCGGTTGTTGTCATATCCTGCGCGAATAAAGCTGCGCTCTGGAATTGTAACGGAATCCATCAGGATGAAGAGAAACTCAATATCACCTAATTTCTTTTTAATTGGCTTCGATCCTGACTTCTTAGATTTTGGCTTATCTTCAGAGGGACTGCTTTTCTGTTTAGGTGGTCCCCCTTTTCTGCTTTTGCTTATGCAGCCAAAAAGTCCGTGGGGTGTACGCAAAAAGAAAAGCCCCGGAAAATCTAGAGGGCTCTTACCTTTTGCTTTTTTTGTTATTGGTATGGCTAAATTTTTTACATTCTTAGCCTTAATTGTGGCTCCAAACTCATTTACATTTGCAATAGTTATTATATCTGCAGGAGTACCCTTCCTACCCTCACCTGACACGCCATAGCCTGACGCACCCTGTATGCCTATATGGATTTTCATCCCTGTAAGCTTACCAAGTTCCTGTTTAATCCTCTCAAGCTCCGGTGTGATCTCGTCATTGACAGTCATTAAGCCCACCTCTGATACTTGTTTATAATGTCTTTAACCTGGGTACTAAGCTCCTTATCAAAAGTCCAACTCACATCTGATATGGTGAAAGCCGACAATCCATTTGCTCCATTGTTGGCCAGATTCCATTGTTGCTGCACCATCTGCCAGACAATATACTGGAGGTCATACGGCAGATCAGAAGGGGCTTCCTCCGTAGCGTCCTTGGGCAGAACAAAGCCCGCTCTGTATGTAACCTTAAGGTACTTACGACTTGCTTTCAGGTCATTTGCAAGACCGCTCGCGTATCCTCGTACTGGCCAGCCCTTGTCCCGGTAAATAACACCTATATTCCCGGTATCATCTACTGAGTAGGAATCGGCAGGTACGGCATATTCATTTTCTGTATCCTCCACAGTAACAACCTCCCTGATCGGATACTGCCCGAGGCATAACTCCTGCGCTCCGCTTCCGTAATGGCCTTCGTTATATAAGGTAATTGCAAATTTTCTGCTGGTCATGGTTTCTATATATTCCGATGCCGAATTAATAAGCCTTATGAGGTTATTCTTCACCAGCCGAGGTATGGAAGCATCGTCCGGATCCATGCCTATGAATTCCATCATGTCACTTAAAGTTGTAAGTGCGTTTGATGCCAGTGGTACCGTCGGCGCCTTTATTATTTGCTGCTCCTCTGCCATAAGGACCGCTCCTCTCTGAGGGAGCCTGCTTAGCTCCCTTATTATTACTGTTGATTACGGATATCATTTTATTCTGACGTTTGACTTGATCCATGGCTTACAAGGGGCTCACACTCGGATCCCCGAGCACAAGCGCATAGGAAGCATTTGAGGCAGCAGGGCTGGTACCTCCGGTAAATTTAATACTGGGTGTAATCTTAATATACTGCTTACAACCAATCAGATCCAAATTAATGGTTAATTGATCATCAGCCTTTACGGGAATCTTGTTTAAGACGCCATCTTTAGACGGATGCTCCTCCATGCCGATCATTGTATCAGTAACCGGCTTAAACGTTCCATCTTCTGTATCAGCGTGTGTAATAGCAATGGTCAGGTCTGAAGCCGTAGGGTTGCCAGTAATGGCTCCTACGAATATTGCTAAGACGCCGGAAAGACATCCTGACCGGTCAATGACTGCATTATCAGCCTTTACAATTAATTTTACATTATCAAATAATTCTCTTTTCATGAGTTGTCCTCCTTACAGAACTTTAATGTTTTTGCAGTACAGGAAGCTCTCAGCATGACGCACGCCAATATCATCGTACATCAGAGCTCTGGTGGCGGCCAGGTTCTCCTCAAATGCATTATGCTGCACACCTTCATCATCCGTCCAGGTTCCGTCCAGTGTGGTATATGTCTCAAGCCCCATTTGATCACCGATAAGTAGATCGGACCAGTTACCAAAGAAAAGGTCCGTAAGTCCTGAATTGGTAGCAATCTGGTTTGATACCTTATAAGGAAAACCTAACAGCTTACCGGTATTCATTTCATCACGATAGATATAGGCACCTGTAGAGGTCTTTAAGTTTAGCAGGTAGCCTTCAAGCATACTGTTAAAGGTCCAGCCTGCCTTAATATCATCAATGTTCTTAGACAGTGCGGTAGATCTTACATACACAGGAAAGTCTGCGGTAATTTTACCGGTATTATCCGCAAGATCCAGATTTCCGATCGTCTTGGCATTGATGTTCTGGATGTCTTTATTGTAGGCTACTCCTAACGGCTGGAATTCTCCACCGGTACCATAAAGACCGCCATAATCAAGACCGAGCTGCATTCTTCGCATGAGGTCATTTGCAAACATATTGTCTGCTGAGAAGCTAGTACTCATAAGTAATTCTCTGGTCTGTGGTACAATAGCCTCCAGACGCTTTGCGGATAACTTGATGTTGCCGAACTTCGGAGCGGACGGATTAATCTTCCTCTGTTCACCGCCCCACTGCGCACGGCTGCCGGCTGTCATTTTGGGAAGGTTCAAGTTACCATTGGTAAGAGGAACCGTCTGTGCTCCCAGCTCTACAATTACCGTTTTAGGGTAAAGAAGTTCAATCACGTCGTTGGAGTATACCTCAGGAATTAAGTACCCACCATCAGCTGGGCTCGTAATTGACAGCGCTTTAAATTCCCTTTCCATATCTGTGTCTCCGTACCGTTTTCTTGCCTGATACGCAGCATTTTCCGGATCGTGCCGTCCCCAAACGTCCAGGCACTTAATTGCCCGGGCCAGTCTGATCTGGGGTGGTATTTCTTTTTTCTGTTTACTCATGTTTCCTCCCTTAGAGCTCATATAAATAGAGCTGTATTTTCTCTGAGGGGCTTTCTGTGCCGCTCTCGGCTGTCTGGCTGATTTAGTCTGTCTTCCTGTGGTCCTGCTTTTTCTGCCTTTTGCTTCCTCATCTGCGGTATCATCACCCATGATTTCCGATACGGCTTCCATCAGATCGTCTACCACATCTGTTCCGATCTCATCGGCTTTAGCTGACTTTCTCTTTTCATTAACTGCATCAACTGCAGCCTGGATCACATCTGCAAGATCAGTGGCACTGTCGTCACCGTCAGATTTACTGTCTTCCGTTGCGTCAGCTTCATCTAAAATAGCATTAACCAGTTCTTCTGCATCGTCGGTCCCGATTTCATCCGCTTTGGCCGATTTTCTTTTAGCATTGGCTGATTCAATGGCATCTGTAAGGATTGCCTCCAAATCGTCCTCTTTCGCCTCCGGATCGTCTTCTCCACCTTCGTCCGATTTCTGTTCGTCCAGCGCTTCTTTGACAGCCGCCTTTACCATCTCGGTAAGGTCATCGGCTCCCATTTTCATTGACTTTCTGCTTCTTGCTGCCTTACGGCTCATCTTATATCTTGACATATAGTCCTCCTCTAATAATAGATTTCAATTTGTTTCTCAGCACGCCCTTTTCTTAAATAGGTTGCAGGCTGGCGCTTTTGCTCGCCCTCGGCTTCTTTAATAACGGCGTCAATGGTTCTGGCAGCTGTTTTCATGGATTTACTTACATCCTGCAGAGACTTTAGTCGGGATTTACTTATTTTTCTTCCCGCCTTTATTTCTTCCAACAACTCTGTTTCGAGAGCCTTAACCAATACCATCGACTCCTGCATGGACTTGTAACCGGTAATGGTAGCCTCAGGGTTCATTGCCCAGGTGACAATAGACACCTCCCACAACTTAACCTCGCGCAAGTGCCGGATCCCGTTGCTGTCATAATCAAAGACAACCGGGTCATAGCCTATGGATAGCTCATTAAGTACACCATCTTTCAGCAGGATCTTAATGTCTTTTCCCATACTGGTATCTGACACCCTGGCACTTAAAAAGAGCCCGTTGGTATCCTCCCGAAGTTCCAGAGGGCGACCAATAGGCAGCCAGCAATCATTATGTAAGGCCAGGATTTTGACACGCTCCCACCCCTCTGCCAAGGTCTTTGTAAATGCCCCAGGTTCAATAATGTCACCACCGCTGTCTATGTTCTCAAACACGGCGCCGTATCCGGAGAAGATTCCTTCTTCTTCGTTGTACTCTCCCATTTTGAACTGCATCTGTTTATACTGATGGCTCAACGCTTATACCTCCTTTCCTTAATATTCTCTATAATAAAAAGGAGCCACGCATTAAATTAATGCATAACTCCATTTTGTTATTAAATCTATAAATACACAATAATGCTTTGTATACTAATCCCTACTTCATTGGCCACCATATAAATACTTTTTCTGATTTCATTTTCGTCCGCAGGTCTTCCAATGGTTAGGTTAACTTGCATCAATTCTTGAGATGTAGTTAAACTGCAACCCTTAATTAGACTGGACAAACCATTTATAAACCGATTAAATTTAGCAGTAGTAAAATCTGTAACATAGATAGTAAATGCCATATAATCTTTTCTAGTATCTTTTATAGTTTCTTTTTTGTATAAATTATTACTGTTGAGTCTCCGACTTATTATTTCAACATCATTAGAGAGCTTTTCCATCTGTTGAATTATCACCTTATTGGTATCAATTTTTTCATTCCCATCCGTCTTTAGTATATTACTTATTTGAATTGCCGAATATATAGGATTATCTTTATATTCTTTATCGTAATTAATGCTATTCAGGGCTTTAGCTAATTTTGTCTTCAACTCTTCGACTCCGTACATATCATTTGTATAAAATATTGTTCTTTCTCCTCTAATATCAAAAGGTAAATCAGTTCCTTCCTCGCAAATATGTATTACTGGCTTAGCAGCGGCATGACGTAAACAAAGTTCATACATTACATTTGGATTTGTACCTGTCAAGTTTGCAATAACTAAATCGTCATCAATAATGCGATTAACAAGTTGATTATTGATGGAGCCTAGATCAGGTATTTCATGAGCTGCCTTTATATCTGAAAAGCCACTGCTTTCTAATAGTGGTCTTATGACACTAATTATAACACCATTAATATGTCTAAATATCTCGGAATTGCTTCCGCCAATAGGAGTTATAATAAAACACTTTTTTCCTCCAGTCTCCACATTGTTTAGCTCTTTCGGCTTTACTCCTTTATCTTCTGCAGCCATCTTCCTTACCTCCATCAAAATTTGACTTAATTATACATCACATGGTGCTTTCAATAAAGCATAATTATAAATAGGTCAGGAAACAATGACAGTTCACTGTTTCTTCTGCAATATTACAATCGGGGTCACATGGCATCATCAGCTTATTTCCTCGTTCTGTTATAAACGGCTCATTAATGGAAACCGTCTTGCCATTCAGGCCCCTGTGGGTATCCCGGGCCTTGCTGATATTTGTAACGTGCCAGGTCTTTGTAGTGAAACCTCCGCTCTTGGCCATATCATAATTTCCAGCCAGAAGGCTAGTATTGCACTCTTGTGCTGCTATCACCCGGGCGCGCTCTGCAGATGTGTTCATCTCGTCCATGATCTCCTCGGTAAGTTCCTGGTGGCTCTTTCCGTTTAATAGACCATCGGTCACGATTCTACCTATATTAGCTTTTGTTGTTTGTGTTACCCTGGTGATCCTCTGACCTCCTCTGATCCGAGCAGTGGACGTCATTGCCGGACGCTGCATAGCTTCAATTCGATAAGTGGCTGCTATGTTATCGGCTCCTTTATCGTAGGTTTCAGCCCAGAGGGGAGTAAGTATTGATTCTAGGAGCGAGGCTTCATTCTTCCAATCCAGCAGGCCATTGACAAATTGCATGGTCAGCTCTTGCTGTTGAGCCTCAGATAACTGCTGAAACTCTTCCTGCGTCATATTTAGCGCGTCCCACACGGTACCGTCTGCTTTTTTTGTTCCCAGGAGCGCCCCCTGTATCTGTTTGGACTGATCTTTTAAATATTTCAGGGTTGCAAATTCAAACTTCTTTGACTGTGCACGCCTTACCATATCCAGACTCTGGCCTGCCGCCTGAATGCGCCGAGCCTTTATCTGAGACGCCCTGGATAGGATCTTTTCCTCTTCCAGACTTATACCATCTTCCTGATCCGGTATGATCTCAATGTCATTACGATCTGGCTCTAAAGGATCCGGGACATCCGTATACTGCAGATTGGCAGATTCAGAACTGAGTTTTACCCGATCTTCATTTTCGCCTATGAACATATCAGCAAATCCCATCTTGTAAACGTTCCCGTTTTTTACCGATTCCATATCCATTTTCTTTCTGGATTCATTCATCATAAGCAGTCCGGCATTCCAGCCATCAAGTGCCACCCCTTTTTCAAACTCTTTATCCTTTGGAATAATATCGTCAAACTCCCATAACAGATCATCCCCATAACAGGAAAGGAGTTGCAGATTTATGGCATCCTGCCTACCCATAAGACGAGGAGTAAGTACATTCGTAGCGTAAATATATTGAGCTGCATCCGCTGTGGCCCGGTTACTATTCTGTGTAATACCCATGATCTCTCGGGGCATTCCGAAATGTTCCATTACTGTATCACGAATAAAAGTACGACCATTAATCATGTCCAGGTCTTTCATATTATCGGACAGCTTTGTGACTGTAGCCGCCTGATCCGGTGGGCCTCCAATAGTAGCCACTCCATGGCTCTTGCTTGCCCCTTGGAAACGTTCACGCCATTTTGCAAGGAATCGGGTCTGTTGCTCGTCTGTTGATCCTGGCATAGATACAATCAGGTTCGGAGTGGCGTCATTGTAGAAGAATTTCTTCTGGAATTTGGCGGCGTACTCGTCAATCTCAATCTCATCAGCTATCGGCTCCGCCTGACCAAGCCCGCGTTTATATGGATCCAGTGGATTTAAGTCTTTCATAACAAACATATCGTCCACAGACACGTCCATGAGCCCGCCCTCTGTTGTTCGTATTGTGTAAAAGGGAAATCCCTGATACGGGGTCATCTGCACCCATTGAGTCGGAACCGGCCAGAGCTCCGCGGGGTAACCGTCATTATACCGTTCAATAATAAAATAGCCCTCACCTTTCAGCAGCAGATAATTATTCTGCAGCCGCCAGAGAGCGCTCGAGGTAAATTCGTATAAGGGGTTGGGTCTTTTCCAGAATTCCAGAAACGGATGGGATAGGATCTCCGTTTTCTCCCCGTTCTGTCCAATCCGGTATAGCTTGCCTGTTACATAAGAAAGATCCGAGGAGATCTTATCGACAACTGCCAGTCGGGGATTGGTTCCAAATGACTGCATCCATTCTGCAGTATTCCTACTTGGAGGACTGGTCCATTTTGGGATCATTCGATTATTCCCAGATCTCCGATCAAATTGATCCGAGGCTCTACGGCTGCTTCTAAAAAATCTTGTAATATCCATAATTTATCACCAATTAAAGCTCCATTGTGGCGGATCGTAAAGAGCCAGGGCAAGCGCATCTGCAATATCAGGAGATGAAACCCCGCGCTTCTTCATTGCTTCCTTTCTTTCTAATTCCAGTTTACCATCTTCGTTTACAATATACTTACGGTTACATAATTGAGAAAACAAAGCATCATTGTCAGGCAGCTGCAGGGTGCCATCTTTTAAAGCCTTTCTTACCGCTCCCCACATCAAGCCTGTGCTGTTGCTATATTCCACCGGATCCGCGTCATCAACCTTACCGCCTTTGCCCCCGAAGTGGCATTCTATGATCTCCAGATCCAGCCGGGGGACTGCCTGACACTGATTCCAGTTTACTTGCGGATCCAGACCCTCAGCCTTGCAACGGTCCTCCCATATCTCATCTATAATTTTATCTTTACGGCTTTCCAAAATGTCAAACACTCCTACACCCAAGCCGTCGCAGTCCACCTTTACCCGGATTGCAACGTCCAGGTACTCCTTTGCGTAGCGCTTAATCATAATAACCACATGGCCTGCGATCTCCGTAGTCATATTGTGATGATAGACTTCAAAGTCTTCCACTGGTCTTACTTTATCCATAACCGAAAAAAGGATAGAACTGTCATTACCATAACGGGCAACGTCTACGCCTATATCAATTCTATTACCGGTAGATTCGATGCGTCGTTTGGCTGCTTCCTCGCACCACTCCATTGCAATTAAGCTGTCCGGAGTGGATCGGGGAAACTGGCCTGCAACACGTACGCGAAACACGTCACTATCAGCGCCAAACATATCTATGATCTTATTAATAAAGTCCATATCAACCCTGGAGCTGTCCCGGCCATCTACGTGCAACGCATTATAACTGCTTCGGCTCCTATGATGGCTGTCATAAAAAAATCCAGTAAGACGAGTAGGATTCCCACACATTAGCAACTTAGCACCTTTGGTAGACAATGCTCCAAGTACAGGTTCAAATACAATATCCTTCACGCCAGAGGCTTCGTCAATGATAAAAAGCACATTCTCAGCATGGAAGCCCTGCAGTGCATCAGGATTTGTAGCAGTACGAGCAACTGCAAACCATTCTTCCGGGTAACCCTTCATGTATATTTTTTCAGCAGTCCATACCAGTTCATTGCTTAGAAAAGGGCTGCTCCTGATCCACTTACTGACCTCAGCCCACAAGATATCAAATAGCTGATGTTTCGTAGGGGCTGTACATGGAATCTTAGGAAATGGACGTGTACAAAGAAACCAGATCACAACCCAGGCTTCCACTGCACTCTTCCCAATTCCGTGCCCAGATCTGACAGAAGTCATGGGCTCTGTAGCAACACTTCTGAGTATAGTCTTCTGATTGTCATCCGGCTTGGCACAAATGATATCCTCTACAAACTCGACCGGGTTATCTGCATAATACAATATTGCTTCCTGATCAGGTTCCATCCTGCTCCTCCTTTTCTTCCGCTTCTCTGCGTTTCTTGTAAGCTTCTATGATGGAAGCGCTAAAGCCTCCTTTTTCTTCCCCGCTTACTTCTTTTTGCTTAGCATCATTGTCCAGGGTCATACCCTTAACCTTTACTTCCTGCTCCTTATCGTCAGCCTCAGTCTGAGCTGATTGGCCGGAATACTTAGCAATGACTTCAAAGGCTTTTACATTTCCGGAAAGAGCTTCCTTGATCATAGCCCCTGTGACCGCTGATTCTACAGTACTATCAAGCCCCATAGCTTCCAATACCGGGGACCACTCTGTGCTATCTATTTCTGCAGTCAACCAGGCGTTCAACGTCTTTCGAAAGTTAGCCTTTTTCCGTCTGGCTTCACCGGAGGCCTTTCCTCCAGCTGAAGCAATCTTCCGGAGTTCGTCCGGGGTTCGTTTACTATTCGGGATTAAGTTTTCATGACCTCGAGCCATCACCTCACCTTCCAATCTGGCTAATTTTTATAACAAAAAAGAGACGGGGTCGACCGCCTCTTATAAACTACTAGTGATTCTCGCTTTCGAATTCCTCATATTCGTCATCAAAATCTTCATTATCCTCAAAATGCTCATCGGGATCTTCTGTTAACTTAGTAAGCTCACAATTACGTTTTAATGCCAGTCCCTCTTCAGAATAATGAATATAATCTTTATCTTCCACTGTCCCTGGGTCAGATGCAAATGATACAGAATCGTACACCTCTTTTGCATATTTTATGATCTCGGTTGCAATTCCAGCTCGTTTAAACCCATCAATGACATTCATGGTATGAGGCTGCGCATGTCTTGTCTCCTCAGTGTAATCTCCTCCGTTATTGGTTACCCAAAAAGAGATCTGCCCCACTTCTTCACCATTGAAGTATGCACGCCCGGTATCATCATCCCCAATTATTAATTCTATTTCCCTTCCTTTTTTATCAACTATCTTCTTCAATTCATCACCCTCCCTTTTTTAGACACATTCTATAACACAGATGCTGGAATTACAATGCCTAACTTATTTTCTATTTCTCTGGCCAACAATTTGGACGCTTCAGGCTCAAGCTTTTCTTCAAACGGGATATATAATAGCCCCTGTATATCAGAAGGCCGTTCTGTTTCATTTGGATGTTGCTGCAAAATTGCTATCTTATCTCTGCCTAGCTTTGCTAGAAGCATACCTAATTCTAAAACAACATTTTGCCTGCATCTGTACATTTTTTCATTTTCTGCACCTTTTCTATATCCTTCATCATCAGCAGTCGCTAATACTATTCCATATCCTATCTCTGGCATCTGTCCTTCTAATTTTTCAATAATTGTCTTTCCTCCAGAAGCCATTTTGTCCAGAATAACTGGCTCAAGTCCCCATCTGCGAAGTATATTTTCCAATTCAGTTCGAGCTTTTTCATCATGGCCGTATACGATAAATACTTTCTTGCTTTTATCCATTTTTCCACCTGCCCCTATACAATACTCAATATGTTCTTTGACCTCAACATTGTTTTTTCCCTGAACATTATAATTACCATTTTTGAACACGTTTATTACTGCTCCATTATCAAGCTTTATTTGTTCAGCGTTAGGAGTAGTCTTTGTTTCTTTAATTTCATAGACTCCCTCTAAACACATTTTCATCGTTTCCAAATCCATTGCTATCACCATACTCTTTCTCCTTGGTATTTTCTTTTATCATATCATTGAGAAATACAAAAAGGAACTCCTATTCCTCGACAAAGTTCGACATTAATTTATTAAAAGAAAATAGACCACCAACCTGTTATAGTCCGCAGCCCTCTACGTTAGAAATTTTTGATAATAAGCTCTTTATACCTCCGGCTCTGGCTCTTATTCACCAAGTTGTCCGCCCGCTCAACCTCAACGACCGTAAATCCTTCATAGAGGTCCCTGATCTGCTGGCAGTCATTATAGGACAATACAAATTTCCCCTTTATATTGCCCAGGCAATCTCGCAGTCTTTTATGATCCTCTGGGTTAAAACGCTCCGGATAATACTTCTCCGCTTCGTAGTACGGTGGATCCAAATAAAATAATGCATCAGGGCGATCATAAGTCTTAATCAACCGTTCAAAATCCTGATTCTCGATAACGACTCTGTTTAACCGGCCAGAAACATCTTTCAAATAGTCGACCGCCTTTTTCATATCTCTGCTATTAACACCAAATGACCTGCAATCTGCACCGAAACTTTCTTTGATCAGGCAGAAGAAACGGGCCGCCCTCTGGATATCTGTCAGCCCCCTGGTATTTCGATTAAGCTCATCAAAAAACTGCTCCCGAGACATAAGCAACCATTCCAGTTCCTTCTGTAGCGCTTCCGGGTGATACTTTACAACTCTATATAAATTAATCAACTCTCCGTTTACATCGTTAAATACCTCCATAGGCGCATGCTTATCTTGGGAAAATAATACCCAGCCCGCTCCACCGAATACCTCAATATATCGATTATATGATTCTGGATCTGGGAATTGTTCTAAAACCTTTTTCCTCAGAAGCTTCTTACCACCTATCCAACTTATGAAACTATTCATGTTACCATCTCCTCTGTATTTTAATGACGGTAACAAAATTCCTGTCGGGTTTAAAAAGGGCTCCTACGAGGAAGCCCAATTTCTTGTTTACACTATAACACAGGAAGATTATACCATTCTATCCCAATTTTATTTTTTTCAATGCGCGTCCATGGATCCTATGCATTGTCATCCATGCATATCCATTGTCCTCTGAAACCTTTTCCCATGTTTTACCGTTTAAATACTTTTCAGTCATAATTGTGCACTCGTCATCGTCATTAAGCAAATTTATTGCAGAAGTTATTTTGATTTGTTTATCCACTAACTCCGACCGTTTACTATCAATTCGCTCTTCCAAATTCGCCATTTGCTCCATGAATCTTGATAAATCATTCATTTCTCCCTTGCCCCTGGGCATTCCGTCACCCTGCGAGGCTCTGACATGTAACATATCAAGTTTTAGCTGCCTGAGTTGGAGTTCAAGAGAATTTAAACGGTTCCGTGTTTTTTTATACGATTTTAAGTAGTCCTTCTTTTCTTCATTTATTTTGGTTTCCTGGTCCAAAAATTCACCCCCTTGCTGTCAAAAATCTCATAAAGTTTTTTGTGTGGCCTCACTTTCCAGCTCCACCAACACAACTCTCACCCGATCTTGGGGTGTATCTATGTATTCACCACTGTCCAAAAGGATCCCGATCAGACCGTCATTACTTCCGATCATAGTCCCAAACTTCCTTTCAGGGTAAACTTGGACAGTTATTATCTGTTTATCTAAAAGCTTCATGCTTCACCTTCTTTCTTGCAGTCGGCTTCCTGCGCTTTGGATCCAGGCATGAACTGGTATATGCGTAGGCTGGATTTGTTGCGCTAAATGTATCAGCCTTGGGTCCTTTCAGTATGTATTCCTGTTTGGCGGCTCTGGCCCGTTCCGTAGTAAATGCGGCTGCGTGTTCCTCTTTACTGCTTATTTGTCACTCCTGTGGAAAATATCAGTCTATTAATTTCTCCCGTCTTTCTCCACTCCTCTAACCTTCCCGATCCGGGCCTTTAAGGCCATAAGAAGGGAATCCTGTGTTACCTGCTTATTCTGCAAGGCGTCCATGACGTCCTCGTCCATACCCCCGCTGACAACCAAGTGATGTATTATGACACTCTCTTTTTGTCCTTGCCTGTGCAATCTGGCATTAGCCTGTAGATAAAGCTCTAAAGACCAATTAAGTCCGAACCACACAATGATGTTGCCCCCCGCCTGGAGATTTAGGCCGTAAGCGGCGCTTGCAGGATGCGCAAGCAGCAGATCTATTTCCCGGTTATTCCACTGGCTTATCGTATCTGGACCTTTAAGCTCTTTAATTTTTAGTCCAGATCTGGAAAAGAGCTGTATTATTCTTGCACGATCATGCTGGAAATTGTAAAAGACCAGGACCGGTTTACCCGCATTTGCTTCTACGATCTCCGTAAGAGCCTCCAACTTTTCACTGTGAATTTCCACCGGCGTTTTATTTTCGTCATACACAGCCCCATTGCAAAACTGCAGAAGCTTGTTTGTAAGCACTGCTGCGGATCCTGCATCAAGTGTCGCTTCGTCTATTTCCAGAAGCATTTCCTTTTCAAATTTTTCGTAGGCCTTACGCTCTTTGTCACTCAGCTGCACATGGATTATATTGTCAATACGCTCCGGAAGAGTCAGGTAATCTTTTGCCGAAAGGCTAATACATATATCTCCGATTCTGCTCTGTATTGTATCCTCCGCTCCTGGCAACGGTGCGTAAGAAAATATTACGTCGCGGTTACGGGACGCCGGCGAGAAATAATTTTCCCGATAGACTCCAATTTTTTCGCCAAGGCGCTTCCCTTGATCTAATAAAAAAACCTGAGCCCATAGGTCTATTAATCCATTCGGCGCTGGGGTACCGGTCAGCCCATAAATCCTCCTGATATGACTCCGAACAAGCACCAAACTTTTAAACCGCTTTGCCTGCGGGTTCTTAAAACTGCTTAGTTCGTCAATGACCACGGTGTCAAACGGCCAATCGTTCCGGTAATAGTCAACAAGCCAAGGGACGTTGTCTCTGCTCAGCACATACACATCACCCGGGGTATTTATTGCCTTAATGCGCTTAGCCTTTGCTCCCAGAACGGGTACCACTCGCAGCAGCTTTAAATGATCCCATTTAGATGCTTCTCTTGTCCAGGTGTCCTCTGCCACTTTCTTAGGGGCTATGACTAGAACTTTACTGGCAGCAAAGCGGTTATACCGTAAGTCATTAACCGCGGTGAGAGTGATAACGGTCTTCCCAAGTCCCATGTCTAAAAAGAGCCCTAACTCTGGTTCAGCAATCATGCGATTAATACAGTACCGCTGATAATCATGGGGTATTAATTTCATAGCGCCTGCCCTCCTCTGGCTATGCTGCCTATTACGGCTCCGATATTCGCCGGATCGTCTAAAACATGAACCGTGCAACCAAGATCCCGCAGCTCTCTAATCCGTTTATTCTGGAGTGGTGTCGGCTTTTTCCCCTTCTGCTTCAGTTCAACGAAACCGATACAACCTCCTGGGAGTACCACCAACCGATCCGGGACGCCATCATTTCCGGGTGACGTGAATTTGTAGGCCTTACCGCCCGCCTTACTTACTGCCACCCTGAATTTCTCTTCAAGCTTTTTCTCAAGCATCTCTAATTCTCCTGTCCATGCCATGTAAACGTTGTCTCACGTACACGTATATAGTACCTAGCGTACAAGGGTATGTGGGGTATATATACCCTTATTTCCCTTTAATTTATATTTATAAGAAAATTAATGTTTACAACGTTTACAAGTATCTCAAACCCTTATATATTCAGGTTTTAACCGTAAACACTATATTGTTTACACCCGTTTACAACGTTTACATTTTTGTAAACAGTCTGTTTACATTTTGCCTGTCTGTTTACACCTTCCGTTTACAATTTTTTCCTAACAAACCCCCGTTGCGTTCCGTAATATGGTCCGCATCGGACTGTTGCTTTGTACTCCCATTCGCTTAGGCAAGATAGGATTCCACTTATTTCCAGCCCATCTGATCTCTTCATCATCTTTAAATCCCCATTAAAACATTCACACCATATTTCAGCTGCACATACCCGATCACGCTCCTGAAGCAGATTTTCGTCATACTCCTTACCTGCAAAATTCCAGAATTCGCGCCGGGACGCCAGATCCCGCTTACTCCAATCATTTGGTACTTTTCTTTCCAGAAACTCCCGAATGATTCCTTCTCTTGCATTACGTTCCTTATGCTCCTCTTGCTGCCTTACGGCCTCCTCTGCGATCGCTCCCTCCAGATAAAGGGATTCCCCACATTGCCAGCGAACACAGGCCTCTGCCCATATCTGATCCACCTCGTCCGGAAGATGCTTAAATACACTCTTAGTGGACTCCCCTTTACCTAAATCTACCGGCCAGAAGCGCCGGTTGCCCGTCCTGTCCTTTAGAAACTCCTTATCGTTGGTTGTCCCCACGATGATACAAGAACGCGGGAATGGCTTAGTACGGCGTCCATATGCCTCGCGGTAAACGTCTTCTGTCTTGCTTAAGAACTGCTTAACTGTATTCATTTCTGATTTATTCATTCCTGCAAGCTCCCCTGCTTCTATAATCCAATAGCCCTGTATAAGCTCCGCAGCATCCTTACCATCAAAGGTGGCCAAGCTATCAGAGTACCAGTCTTTTCCAAGGAAACGGAAAAACGTACTTTTTCCAACGCCTTGGGCTCCTGAAAGAATTAACATCGAATCAAATTTGATACCTGGAATCATAGCCCTGGCTACTGCAGCCACCAATGTTTTTCTGGAAACAGCTCTGGTATACAGGCTGTCTTCAGCCCCAAAATAGTCAATTAGTAATTGATCCAACCGAGGGGTCCCATCCCATTTCAGGCCCATTAAATACTCTTTAATCTTATGGTGCTTGTGAGAGGTAGCATAAACGGCCATGGCATCATATATCCTTTCTTTTCCTGTAATTCCGTATACTTTTTCTATGTAATGCCTCAAGCCGGCATCGTCTTCATCTACCCAGGCTCTTAGCTTATAACTACCCTGAACCACGTCCCATGGAAGAGGTTTTTCTACTGCAGCTCTGTTACCAAATTCATCATGCCAGAACTTTCCGGATAGCTTAGGATCATTGTTCAAGACAATAACCGCATTATCAATGGTGCTGAGGGGTTTACCTGTCTTTGAGTGGCATTCTAAACGTGACAGCCAATCTAAATTCACCTCTACTACTTCAGTGCTGTCTGCGGTTTCTGGTAATACTGCAAACTCACCCTGAGCCTTTTGATACCTTTCAGATGCTACCGCTTTGGCCACTGAATCCTGTTTTAATGCAAATTCACACATCGTCTTAAAAGATGGCAGCTGCGTAACTGGAGTATCTGGCTTTGCGTCATAATCCTCATCAGAGAACTTATGAAGCCTTACGAGATCAAAAGCGTTGCACAACTTACCACTGGCCGGATCCGTTGCATGGTGGCTGAAAAGAAAGCTTCCATCTTCGTAGAGGACAGCTCCTCCTACCGTGGATCCTTCACAATAGGTAAACCGGTCCTCTCCGCAGGGAACATACTCGTCTGATAAAAACTCAGCTATTGCAGTTGGTATGTCAAACTCTCTACAAAAAGCACCGACTACTCCCTGTTTTTCTATAGGGTTGCCTTGCTTCTTAGCAGATCGGTCTCTGAGTTTAGCGGCTCCAGGTACCTCTGGCCACTCAGCTACGTTGTGCCAGTCGCTATAGAGCCCAAGCATCCCATCTTTTGAAATAAATGGCTTATCACCGTAGAGGAAAACAAATTCACCGTCAATACAACAACTTGGCCAGTACATCAGCCGAACGGGCTCAAACGTTGTGGGATCAAATATCTGCATCCCTAAAAATGCGGCGGTCTTTCTTGCTATAGGTTCGTATTCATCAGCCGTACACGGGATATCAAGAGGAAGAATAATCCGGAGCCTTGGAGCTGCACTTTCATGCTTCCTGGTAGAATAAATTACATAAGCGCAGCCCAATGCATCAACTGCGTTTATAATTCCCTGGGTTCCGCCAGGAACGATGCTATCCGCATCCAAGGTAATTAGGTAACGATCTCCAGCGTTTCCATTTCTACGGGCTTGCCCCTTAAGGATTCCTCCTACAAAGCCGCCTACATCTTTGAGATTATCTTGCTGAGCTTTTGACAACCCTTTATATTCAGTAAAGGACTCCTGGGTCCTCTCAGGCCTTGATACCCTCTGAACGAATTGGGACCAGAGCATTTCCTGCAAATGCCAGGATGTGGCTTTTCTGCTCGTTCCTACTGCTATTTTGATCTGCCTGTCATTTACAAACATACGCCCTACTCCTTTTTATAATAGTCACTTACAAACCCGTCTGCATTAAGTGGCAGGCCCTCCGCCCAGGCGGGAGCATGGCACATGAGGCTTATGGCTTCATCAAGACTCTGATTGCCATTCTCAGGGATTTCGAGTATTACTTCATCATGAATATGAAAATTAATTACGTATCCCGCGTTATAGAGATTAATAATTGAATTTGCTAAACAATCCCGCGCTACGGCCTGAACAATGTTCTCAGTGAGCTTACCCCCGTAAGTTTGCAGCAGCTCCCATTTGCGACTCTTCTGTCCTTGCCCCATATAGTAGATCCGATCATAGTTCCGATCATCGGGAATGAGCTGGGGCTGTAGGTAAAACAGTTTTCTACCACTTGGCAAAGTAACAATTAACCGTGTGGAGTCTCTGGAGAATGATACACCGCAGGGCATTGTGGAATTGGTCCCGTTTTTAATGCAATCAACGGCATACCGTTCTACCTTATACCAGAAATCTACAATACGCTTATTTGAGGCTCTCCACCTTTGTACTATATCAGGAAGATCCTCCTCAGCTAACCCACCCCTTAATGCTCCCATCTGGATCAGCGCGCCGGTGCTTCCCTGATATCCCAAGGCCAGCTCTGCGACTTTTCCTTTTGATCTTAGTTCATATTCAGGATTCCCTTTTTTTATCAGCTCCAGGGGCACGCCAAACATGGCACTGGCTGAAGCTTCATAAATCTTTCCATGTGTGCGAAAAACCTCTAATCTCCAGGTCTCATTAGCTAACCAGGAAAGGACACGGGCTTCTATGGCAGAAAAGTCCGCTACGGCAAACTGCTTGCCCTCGGCCGGAATAAATGTGGTCCGTATGAGCTGAGATAAAGTGTCAGGAATGTTTCCATATATGGTCCGAAGAGCCTCTATTTTACGTTTCTTGATAAGTTCACGTACTGTATCCAGGCTCTCAATGTAATTTCTGGGTAAGTTCTGCACCTGTACCAGGCGCCCTGCCCATCTACCGGTTCTGGTTGCCCCGTAAAACTGAAGAAGTCCCCTGACTCGATTATCCTCGCACACAGCAGCTTTCATAGCCTCATACTTTTTAACAGATGTTTTGGCCATTTCTTGCCTAATGCGGAGCATAACCTTTAATTCATCTGCGCCATTCTGGTCATTTAATAAATCTGATACAGTTTGTTTGTTTAAGCTTTCTATCTCCACATCCGCATTATCTGATATCCACTGTTTAAGCTGTGCTACGCTATTTGGATTTTCAAGACCGGTAATATCCCGGGCTTTATCTGTCAACTCATTCGTGATCTGATTACTGATTGCAAGAGCTCCGTCTACCATATCCAGGTCTATGGAAACGCCTCCAATGTTAATTAACTGGTCTACGGTCCATAATCTATGCTCAAACTCCGGGAGCGGATAGGGATCCAACTGCTTTTTAATCTCTCGTTCTGTTACAACGTCCTGCTTGCAGTATTCCTTAAATAATTTCCATTTGTCAGGGTCATGATCTGGTAGGTTTCGAGTCCTTCCACCGTTCCGCTTTGTGCGGGCGCATGGAGAGCAGAAATACTTAATCAAGGCTTTTCCCTCTGACATTTTTCGTTTATCCTCAGGAAACTGCATCGCCTGTCCGATTGCACCTAAACCGCCAGAATATCCACAGTACCAGGCATGAACCATGGTGCAATGCCATTGATCGAGATGCGTCTGGAAAAACTTACTTAAACAATAATATTCGAAAGCTGCATTAAAGGCTGTTTTTTTTACTTCAGGTCTATGTAAATCCATAACGGTGAAATAAGGTATCTTTTCCCCTCCTGCAAGATCTACGATCTGAACAGGGTTATCATCGTAAGCATAGGCAAATAATAGAATCTCAAAGTCCGGCGACTGTACATATTTGTACAGCCCGGACTTTCTGATATCCACACTACTGTATGTCTCAATATCTATACTGAGAGTTCTCAAATCCCCATCACTCCTCCGGGCACCACCGGCAGTCCGGTGATAGGATCAATCTGTGGTTGCGCGTAACCTTGACCTGGGTAAACAGGCTGGGAATAGCCGTTTGCCTGCTGATAACTATTAGAAGCATATCCCTGAGATACCGCTGCCTGATATTGTTGTCCCACGGGGTTTTGATATGCCGGCTGACTGGGTGCTTGGTACCCTGCCTGGCCGTAACCTGCAGGAGTATTCCCCTGTGTTGGCATCTGGTAAGTAGCCGGTCCATTCCAGGCATTACGACCGCCGAAATCTTCATCTGCAGTGGCTCTTCCGGATAAGGGTTCTCCGTCCTCCAATTTCTGCACATTATTGAGCCCGCACCCTACGCCCTTATTACCATTTTGATTGTAGGCAAAGAAATTTATAGTTGCTCTGGCATAACAGCCGGAATAGAAAGTATTGGGGTCAATTATCTGTTGAACATTAAGATCTACAATAGAAGGCCTGGTCTTTGAAGAAGCAGTAATAACCATACACCCCTTGCATTCATCACCGAAGGGCTCTCCACTTGCACGAACACCGTCCCCGTCATACAGCGGAAGTTTCGGCCTTGCGGGCATCTGGCCATTGTAAACCTTCGCCAGCCCCTCCTGTAAGGCCCGATTCATTTCAGCCTGAATCATATTAAGCGTAGCTAAGTCACTCTTAGGAATCAGCATTGTAATGCTATACTTAGGATCTCCTCCGCCCTGGGGTACTTGCGGTTCAAAAACATGGACGTAACTCGCCCTAAACTTTCCTGTCAACATGGTTGTCCCTCCTTATACTGGTTATCCCCACCGAAGTCATCCTGCGGGGAACTGTTTTTCTGGTATGGCGCCCGCTTATCACTCTCTGGTGCTATAGTAGGCTTACCTTTTGGTTTTACTATGTAAGGCTCTAATACCTTGGTGTAATCCTCTTTTGTAATAAGCTTTTCAACTTCAGTAAGTGGTAGCGGCTTCTGTTCATACAGCATTGCTTTTTTGTATCCTGCAGCAATTAAATCCTTAAATGCCTTTGTTTGATCATTAATTTCACGATTGCTTCTTCCCTCTACGAGCTTCCACCCGGGGACAGTTTCATCTGCAAGGAGCTTTTCAAGAGCCGCCTTTTCTACCTTTTTGATCCATGGAGCAACTAATTGCAGCAGAGGAAGGAGCTGGCCAAGCTCTTCATTACTAATGAGGTTTTCACTCATCATTTTTCCGGATATAGGATCAAGTCCCTCCTGAATTACTGCCATGTTCTCATTCATGCGATGCCTGCATTGACCTGCAGCTTTGCAAAATCCATCATCACACCAAGTACCCTGGCAAAACTCCCCCTCACCCTTATAGGCAAGGGCTGCTTTAGGACTAACAACGTCACGGGCCCACGCCTGCAGGTCATCGGCAGTCGTCTGCCAGCTTGAGAAATTGTGAACACGGGGCTGAACTATATGAAAATGTACCTGATTTATGGGGTAGATCAAACCGTAAGCCGCAAGTGCTCCCAAAGCGTAAAGCCCCATTTGCGGATTATGTTCTGCGCTCACCACCACGCCCTTTCCGTATTTTAAATCTATGACATGTAGGTCAGTTCCGCAAAGAACAATACAGTCTCCAGTCCCAAAACCTTCCGGAGCGATATGACTGTAATCGAGTTTCTTTTCAATTGCTACATAAGGAGTCGTCGTATAGCCGTAAGCGATCTTCTGAATATATGAAACATAATCATCGGTATAACGATCCATTTCAGGATCATAAAGTTCATTCTTCTTTATTTTATTTAAGGCTGCCTTATAGGTCTTGTCAGGCATTCCAGGCTCAACAAACAATTTACGGAGCTTTAACTCTCCAAGGCTGTGGGCCAATGTCCCCTCTTCTGCAGCTTCAGATGTTGTGTCTGGGAATCCTTCTTCAAGTCTTGCAGAAGGGGGACAGTTAATCCACTTTTTTGCACTGGACGCTGACAACAAGGCGTGACTTCTTTCCTCGCTCATCAGATATTCGCCCCTGCCTTCCTGAGCTCCGTTACTAATGCCGGATATTGCTCTTTCGTAATCTGTTGTAATGACATAGCTCCAAATTGTCCAAGAATCTGCATGACTACAGGCTGCATTCCTCTATCCACCAAACCGGTCATTGCTACGGCAATCTGATCCTGCGTATAGCCCTGGGGCACAGCCGTCGTTGGTATCTGTCCCTGCGTTGGTGCCATCTGCTGAGTTGGAGGAGTGCCGCCCTGCGGAACCTGCTGAGCATTGCCAACAGGAATCTGGTTGCCTTGAGTTGCATAATTCACTGGTACCGAGTTTTGCTGAGTGGGGATCATACCGGGAGCTTGGTAGTATGTACCACCCTGAGGAGCTGCCGGGTTTTGCTGGTACTGTGCACCGGGCATCTGCGCCTGTGTAGAAGCTGCCTGTACAGGAGCCTGTCCTGCAGACTCGTTAATTCTAGTTTCCACCCCATTAGCTCCTAATGCCTGAGCAAGTTTGTTTATAGCCTCCACTACAGGCTCTAATCCTCTGATATCTACTGTTATTGTCATAATTACTTTCCTCTCTTTTCTGATAATTTTCCTGATCTAAGCAATCGCATTTTTCATTAGGATCAAGATTCGCCCCACAGCAGGGGCATTTTTTGTAATAGCCCATCTTGATTTCCTCCGATTCTCTACGTATAATAGAGATGAAATATTTTTATTTGTTACCTTGATTCCCTGGGAGTTGCAGCTCCTGGGGTTTCTGTTTTCTCGTAGCCGACAACGTGTCCATTGTTTATAACCAATGGTCCCAAATGTCTGGCATCAAATGCCCTCTCCAAAGCATTTAGAGATAAGCTCTCTATTTCAGCTGCAGTCCATTCAATATCATAGCTTTTCATGGATTTTCGCCTCTCAGTTCCTTAATCTGATCCTGAATAGTAATAAGCTTTTGCTGAATCGCTCTAAGCTCATTCTCAAGAGCTTCCATCTTCTTGGCACGAGGAACCATATCCGTAATAATTGCCATGCCAAAACTTACATACAATTCGGCAATCTGATTTTTACCTGCTGTTTCACTTATGGTCGGATACCAAGTATAAACGTAGTCAATAACGCTATAGTCACTCTCGTTGACCTCTGCGTGAATGAGCTTCTCAAACTCCTGTTTCATCATAATTCTAAATGCCTCCTCTTACGCTACTTCTAAAGCCCCACAAACTGCAAGCATAGCGGCTAAACTCAAAACAAAAATAATTAACGTACGTATGTAGCAAAGAATTTTATCCCTTAGTGGATGTTTACTGACGTCTTTGAAATCTTCCAGGTTTGTAAAATACTTCTGCATGGGTCCTCCTTTTATAATCTTTGCATGTATACCGCCTACTCCGCTCCATACACCGATTACGGAATTGACAAGACTTACAGGAATAAGTGACCCTAACTGTTTTTAATGTTGTAGGGACTACTTTTTCCAGCTTGTCCACCATACCCGCCATCAGGCGGATCCTTCTTTCCGTAAGTGAGCTGCCCTGAGGGCAGGATAAGCAATCTGTCCGAGTTGCTTACTAATAGCTTTAACTTCTTCTGGTGTTGTGTCCTTACAGTAGTCATCGTGGAAGATGAAAGTCGTATCTCCCTTTTTTATCTCTTTAACGATGGCCATAGCCTCACCCCTTCCTTTATCTAATTGAGTTTATGTCGAACGGTTTGTACACCTTTCCATATTGCTATAAATTTACAATTCACCTATACTTTAAGTACAAGCTCCCGCCAGGGCTGAGTGCAAAAGAAAGGAGAACTAGAATGACTAAAAAAGAATTTAATGACAAACTCAATAACGTTTATCAAGAAAAAGCGGACGAATTTTTTACTCAATCCGCAATAGATGAACTCATAAAATCATACACTGATCAAAACGGTAACATTACTCCCGATAAAATGGCGGCATTTGCATTTATAGAATCGGTGATGATTAATAAGGCGATTCTGAAATCCGTTCTTGAAAGTGTTCTCGAATTTGACGATTAAAATCTTCTGCATTAATGGAACCAGATATCATTATTTGTGGAGTTAATGACTGGTCTCGACTCTTAGTCTCTGCAAGAACCTCTCTAAAAGCTTGTTTTAGATGTGATAGTTCATCAGGACCTGAAACTAAAAAATCTGGTTTAACTTGCTGACCCTGAAATTGCACTTCAAGGTCAGCAATTCTTTTATCCAGAGATTCCCACTTCTTTTTTGAAATCCACATTTCTCTCACCTTTATCCACAATTTTCTTTAACTTACCTTCCTCGGTCCACAAATCTGTCCGGTCAGTGCCGCCGCCGTAGCCATACAACCTCTTAAGTACATCTGCACAGCCTCCGGACTCTTGTCCCAGATCTGAGACATTTCCTCTGCCTGCATCAGACGTTCCTGAATAGCATCAGGCTTAATTTCATTTATAATAGTAGATGTGACCTCTCTCATTTATCTCACCTCACTTTCATTTATATTTGTTACTTACATTTACATAATAGTATACCAACGTAACTATGTCAATACTTTTTTGTTGACTAACGTAACTTTTTGTGTTATTTTCATATTGTAGTTAGGAGGTGATACTTTGAATGATAGAATAAAACTTATACGAAAAAATAAAGGACTTAGCCAAGAAGAGTTTGGTAAACGACTAAGTGTAACTAAAGCATCTATTAGTAGAATTGAAGCCGGGATTAATAATCCATCTGACCAAACCATTAAACTGATATGCTCTGAATTTAATGTCAATGAGGACTGGCTCCGTACCGGCGCCGGCGGCGAAGAGAATATGTTTATATCAGAGGATATGCAGTATTTTCAGAATGTCGGGAAACTTGGAAGTGAAAAAAACGAGTTTAAGAAATTTTATCTCAATATGATGATGGGATTGCCAGATGAGTACTGGGATTACATATATAAAGAATTTAAGAAGTTTGAAGAACAAAAAGAGGAATAGCATCAGCTATTCCCCCAAGAAGCCAGCTATAATGTAATAAAGGGCTTTTATTTTTTTATAATCTACTTTTTGCAATCGCTCAATAATAAGATTGTAATAGTAGTTGTAATCTGGCATTATGTATCTCCCCCTTATAGCAAAATGAGTTTGACGGTTAGTTGGCCAGAAGGGAAAGTAACAGCCAACCAGAATATTTGTCTATCACACATTATATTATGGATCATAGAAAAAATCAATGTATTTTCGAACGTTTGTTCTGTTCTCTTGCGACAGATAATTAAAATAGCCTATGGCTTTTTAATAAATACAACAAAAGAAAAGAGGTAAAATGAGTATGGCATCAAATGAATCGTATTTCGATGGGGGTCTTCTGCAATTGATTGGCTGGAACTTACTTGGAGCAATAATTACAGTGTGTACATTAGGCATCTGCTATCCATGGGCATGCTGCATGATCTATAACTGGGAAATAAAACATACAGTTGTAGAAGGGCGCAGACTTCGCTTCACCGGCACAGCGGGCCAGTTATTCGGTAATTGGATAAAATGGCTCCTGCTTTGTATTATCACTGTAGGTATCTATGGATTCTGGCTGAACATTTCTCTGAAGAAGTGGAAAGTGAAACACACTGAATTTGCAAATTAATTTGTAGCGCCGCCCCAGAGCCAGCTTAACGGTCTGGCAAAGGGCGGTTTTTTATATCTTGACTCAGAATTAAGAAAGGAGCTTATTTATGTCTTATCTTATGTATTTAAGAAAAAGTCGTGCGGATAAAGAAGCTGAGAATCGTGGTGAGGGAGAGACCCTGGCCCGTCATGAGCAACTGCTTACCGAGTTGTCCAAAAAAATGGGACTTGAGATCGGAGCTATCTATAAAGAGCTTGTTTCCGGAGAGACTATATCAGCACGTCCTAAGATGCAGCTCCTCCTCCTGGAAGTCATGCAGGGCACCTGGGAGGGTGTACTTGTTATGGAAGTGGAACGTCTGGCCAGAGGGGATACCAAGGACCAGGGAACCGTAGCCGAAGCCTTTAAGTTTAGTAATACCCGTATCATAACTCCAATGAAAACATATGACCCGTCTGATGAATTCGACGAGGAGTATTTTGAATTTAATCTCTTTATGAGCCGGCGGGAATACAAGACCATTAATAGACGGATCCAGCGCGGCCGGATCGCGGCCTTTCGTGATGGCTGGTACATAGCTGGGACAGCACCCTACGGATACGAGAAGGTTAAGCATAAAGGTGATAAAGGGTACACTCTTCAGATCGTGCCAGAGGAAGCTAAAATCATTAAATATATCTTTGAGCTCTACACTGCAGGCGAACCCCAGGAAGACGGTAGCTATGCCCAGTTTGGCTCCTACCAGATCCGGGATCGGCTCAATGAGCTGAGCGTTCCATCTCGAAGTGAGAAACCCTGGTCCGCATCTTCCATCGTTGATATACTTAATAACCCGACCTATTGTGGATATCAAAGATGGCAATGGCGCAAGGTACACAAACAAATGGTAGGGGGACGCATTATTGAATCACGGCCAAAAGATGCGGATTGTGAGAAAGTCCGTGGACGCTTTGATCCTATAATTTCAGAAGATACCTTTAACCTGGCGCAAAAGATCAAAGCCGGTAAGCCACTCCCCATTAATACAAGCACTGCCCTGCAGAACCCACTTTCAGGATTGGTATACTGTGCGAAGTGTGGAAACTTAATGACCAGGCAGCCCAGCAATACCCGGCTCCGTTATGCCGTCTTACGCTGTGCAAACAGTAAGTGCAGCAATATATCCTCTCCACTCTCTTTAATAGAAGATCAGGTTATCGAGGGGTTAAAGGAATGGATCCCGGAGTATAACGTTGAATGGCCAGAGCTATCAGAGCATGAAGGAGAAACAACACTTGCAGTGTTAGAAAACTCCATTATTAATATAGAAGAAAAGCTCAACCAGACATTGAAACAGCTAAATAAAACCTTTGACCTTCTGGAGCAAGGTGTTTATGATCTTGAAACTTTCCAGGAGCGCCGTGCAACATTAGATTCTCAAAAGGCTGAACTGGAGGAAGAGCTGGATCGCATTGAGAAAGAGCGGGATCGGATCACTGCCATGGAGCAGGCTCGAAAGGACTTTATTCCCGCTATTGAACGGTTAATTGAAGCATACTGGGAAATCGACGATGTTATAACAAGAAACTCGATGTTGAGAAATGTAATAGACCGTATAGACTACTTAAAAACAGAAAGAAATAAAAAAGGTGCCGGAAATACGGCGAACTTCACATTAAACATTTTCCCACGGATCCCGGAAAACCGCTAAAACACTGGGTTTTTAAAGGATTAATAATTACCTATATCTTATCGGCTCATATGTATATCCCCACTCATAAGTCATAAGCAAAACCCGGTTTGCAGCTTCCCCAAGAAGCCTGTAATCCACACCCTCATATAACAGCCCGCTCTGATC